GTTTGGGGGGCACCCCTAACTGAACATTTTACCCGCCCCCCCATTGCGATTCTCATAATCCGAGTCCGGTCTTGCGATGATGACAGTCGCGGCAGAGCGCTTGGAGGTTATTGGCATTCCAGAACAATTCGGGATCACCCTCATGTTTCACAATGTGGTCGACCTCAAGCTGGTGATGAATCACCCCACACTGGGCGCACGTATACCCACTCTCTACCAGCACACGCTCCCGTTCCCGCTTCCAGCGCTCCCGATAATACAGGCGTCGCACCACACGGTTGGGGCGTTGCTGTTCTTTCACGCGCGCATGTATAGGACAGCGCCCTTTCGGCACCAGCACGCCGCAGCCGGGGGCCGCACAGAACTGACTAGGCATGCCAGACCCGGCCGCAGACGTTGCAATACCACCACGAGCCGATGCGTTCCACCATCCGACCCTCTTCGCCGCAGTAGGGACAGCGCATTAGGGCACCTCCACGATGGTGATCCCGTGGACGGCTTCGACGATCTTCTTGCGCAGCTGATACGCCTCGGTCTTCGTGGGTTTCGACTTCACGTCTTCGATCACCCAGGCACCGAGGCGGTGATCGCGATACTTGAAATCGGCGTGATACATGCCGACGGTATGCAGAATCTCGGGGCCCTCGAGGCGGTGCAGCTCCTTCACGATCAAGGGGAAGCCCGGGTGAATCTCGATACTGGAGATCCGGCCGGCCTGCGCGAGGAGCTGGAGTTCCTGATACCGTGCGGCTTCGCGTTGCGAGTCAAAGAGAATCCCATCGACGCGCACGGGTCGCGCCTGATACTTATTCGTGCTGGGGCGCGTGTGGACGGTGAGCTTGGCACCCGACACGGTGTCATGGGTTTTGACCCACTGCGTCCACGCGTCCCGATCACTCATCATCTTCCTCTACGACGCTCGCACGCTGCGTCAGGACGATAGGCTTTCCGCAACCGTGACAGTAGCGCGCGTGATTCTCAACGGGCCCGCCATCTCTAAACGTCCACGTTTCCCCGCACGCGCTTTCCCAATACTCGGCGTCATAGTCATCGCTCGCTTTCCATTCGCACGTAGGCGGATCACTCATCGATGCGCGCTCCAGCGGCGCACGGTTTCAAACGGCAAGACACCCCAGCGGACCTCGACCACATCGCCCGGATTCGGACAGTGATTCCCGATCACGTCCACGATCCAGAAGCCGAGGTCACCCGAGCCTGCCTTATACGCCACGATGTCAGCGGCGACCTTCGTGCAGCCCGCGTCTTTACACAAGAATCCCCACCGCGCATCACGCGCCTGTAGCGTGGCGATCAACCCGTCGAGAAACTGCCATGCGGCCTCACCGTGGGTGATCTGACACGAGCCCGCGAGCTGGCTGGCATGGGTGGCGGCAAAGTCCCGGGCCACGCCTTCGCCGTAGCTGGGGAGCGGCAGTGCACCCGTGGAAGGGACGGGCGTGCCGCTGCTCGGTGAAGGTGTGGCCTCGGTATCGCTGCGATCCGTCGTCGCGGTGTTCGTGTTTGTATTTGTGATCGTGATCGCCGGCGTGCCGGTGCCAGTGACGACGGGCGTCGGCGTGGTGAGGGTGATGTCACACCCGGCGAGCGCGAACACTATCGAGAGCATCAGCACACTATTTCGCATAGGGAAGCCCTTGTTGACCCGCAAGCCAACGGTTATACCGAATCGCCGGGCCGCGCGTGAAATACGGCCGCGGCCGCGGCTTGTCGCCAGGCCGCACCGCAAAGAACCAGATCACGCCGAGTTGACGCACCGAGGCTTCCAATTTATTCCCTTCCACAATCGCGGCACACTTGCCGATCGCCCTTGTAAATCCACTGGTAACTGCCGCACCGTGGGCAGCGGGGCGGTTCTGGTTTATTCATAAAATCTGCGCTCAGATACACCCGGACATCTTTTTCTCTGATCAGCCCTTTTTTTTTAGGGTGATGGAGAGAAAACCATAAGCTCTGACTTACACGACAATCAGAGGACCGAGGGGAAGATGTCCGGGTCCCAGCCCTGCTCGGTGCGTTTTTATCCCAGGTTCGTTACTACATCCGGCTTTTCGGCAGGAAGCACGGAACCTTAATCTTGCACGTCATAGAGAATTTGTATTGCTGGATCGGCCCGTCCGAGGATGAGCCGTCGTGCGTTCGTGTTCGCCTTCCGTGATGAAAACCAGCCATCGTCAGCGTTCCATAAAATCCAGATGCGCCTGGGATCGATCGTGGCCCGGTGGTAATTGACGACGATGTAATGCTCGCCACGAATCGTGGCCGATTGATTGATCGTCAATCCGTGCTGACAGATCTTCACTTCCCACATGTGGCCCGCACGTTTCAGATCGTGATGCGTGCCTGATTTCTGGAATGAGGGGCAGTGTTGCGTGATCGCGATTTCGATCTTTTCTGAGAGATCCCGCGCGATCACGCCTGGGCCTGGAGTGGTAAACCCAAACTCCACATAGTGGGGCGCGATCCGGTCGTAGAGTTTTGACGCTTTCAAGAACACCGAGAACACGGCGGTGCGAATCGCGTGCAGTTCACCCTGGGTGAGGCTCCAGTCGTAGGCGAGTTGGAGACTCACGCGCGCCGCCCCACACGCACGCCGAGCTCATAGCGGATCCGATCCGCATAGCGCCCACGCGCGATCAAGCCTTCCCACATCCCGGGGAGCGTGAGGAGATACCGGCACACTTCTGTCGGCATCGACATAAACACCCCAATCAACGCCCAGGCGCCCGCTGTATCGGCGAGCAGCCCAAGTTCCCAGAGGAAACCGTCGAAGTCCGCCGGCTTCACCGCGCGTTCCTCGCACTCAAAACGCTTCATCGCTGTTCTCAGGCACTTGCTGCAATATCAGGATGTCTTTTCCCCAGCGCGTGTCTTTCACGGTGAAGTCACCGAGCCATTGATTGACTTGGTAGAGGCTGCACTTCGCGGCGAGATCCCGATCGAGGGTGGTCAGCACCTCGCCCGAGTCCAGCGTGACGCTGGTCTTGATGTAGACCTTGCCGTGTTTGTTCTTCGTGGGCACGCCGTGCTCGACGCTGACGACACGGCCGCGCGCGCGGCCGGCGTCCACCGGCGGCAACGTGAACGGTTTCCAGCTCTCAGGGATCGGGTCGTTGAGATTCGCCGGGGCCACGGCGGCCCCCTCAGGCACCGGATCGGCGATCGCTGCGGGTTGCGCAGCCGGCCCCGGCGAAGGCGTCAGGCTTTTATTCAAGGGGGGGGGCGAGCACTCCCGCCCGAGGTCCACCGGCACGGGCTGGGCGCCCGGGATGGATTCGACTTCGGATTCGTCCAGTGTCGACAGGCCGACGAGCGAGAGCGTCACGCGCCGCTTCGCTTTCGTTTCACACTTCATCATCGCGTTGCTGCGCGACTCGCCCTTGAGGCCGGCGATCGGGACGGCCCCGATACTCTCGTCGTGCCGGCCATCGGGGAAGGTCGCCCGGGCCGTCACCACATAGCAGTCCTCGAGCAGTTCCCGCGCGACAATCTGCACGCTGATGTTGTAGCGGTGCCGGAGCTGATCCGTCGCGTTGCGCAAGGCATAGAGCACCAGGCGGCCCGACAGGCGCAAGAATTCGAACGGCTTCGTGAGCGGGTTGAGGCCGAGCGAATCGCACACCGCCCGGTAATAGCTGATCTGCTGCTGGGGCGTGAGCTGGGCAAGATCGCCACCGAGCAGCACCTTCGCGATCACGTCGGGTGAGGGCAGCGTCGGTGCCGGCTGTGACAGTGCGAGTCGATCCATGTCTGCCCCCTTCCGTAACGCCCGGTTGATCCGATCGTCCGTGAACTGCATGCGCCGCTGGATCGTCCGCATGTCGACGAAGCGGCGGCCCATGCAGTTCTCTGTTTATTCGTTGACCGCTGTTTTGATGCGACGCGGGCGTGTAGGCCGCGTCACCCGCGCGGGCTTCGTCGCGGCGTAGCCGTGCCCCGAATAGCGCTGTTCGACCCGGCGCATCCGGAGATCGTTCTCGATGTCGGCTTTCGTCCAGCGATACGGGTATTTATCCCAGGGCAGCGGGCGGAAGGTCCCCCGCTGCAGGCGTGTGCGGACAGTGGTCGGACTCAGGCGATAGATGGCGGCCACTTCGTCGATCGTCAATAGGACGTCGACGCCGTGGACATCAGGGCGGGCGGGGTCATCTTCGACGACGACGGCGGTAGACGTGAGGTCGCGACGGCTCATAGGTCAAATCCCCTTCGCGCACGGTCGAGCGGTTGATAATCACGTGATAATCACCAGCCACGCTGGGAGTGGCGGCGAGATGATCACCACGCTAGGACTGATTCTACCTTCCTCCTTTCTTTCCGTCAAATATTTCACTCAATTTCAGGTTAAAATAGGTTATACAGCGCACGAGGGGCGAGTGTTTACGCGCACCGTGGAAACTGTGAAGGATTTATGAAACGCAAACGACGTATCACGATCGAAGAAGGCATTTATCGCGAACAGTTCAATCTCGTGGGTGTCGTGCGCGATGGGGAGCGCTACGGCGTGGCGCCACAGCGGGAGAAGTTTCCGCTCGATGCGTCGATCGCCGCAATTCGCGCCTGGCGCCTGCGCACGAAAGCCGCGCTGCTCGATACGATTAATCAGCTACCCCGGGCGCCCCATGCGGGATCGCTGGCAGCCGATGTGCCGGCCTTTTTGCAAGTATTACCGGCGGGTCGGCGGCGTGAGGATTTCGCCTTTCTCTTGCAGCATTGGATCGCGTGCCCCCTCGGCGCCATCGATCGCCGCGACATCACGCGCGAGGCGATTCTCGCGCAACGATCGCGCTGGCTCGAGGCGGGCGCGAAGATCGTGACCGTGAATCACCGTTTCCGCGCGTTGCGCGCGCTCTATCACAGCCTCGATGGCGTCGATGCGCCCAACCCGACGGACAAGATCACCTACTTACGCCCGCCACGGCGTGAACACCGTTTTATCCCGATACCGTTTGTCGTGCAGATTCTCGCGGCGATTCCCGATCGCGGGCGTGCGGTTCGGCATGGCACCCGCCCGGCCTATAGTGAAACGAAGATCCGTCTCTCGATCATGGCGTGGACAGGGATTCCGCCCGCCCAGCTCGAGCGCATGCGGCCGCGTGATGTGGATCTCGATCACGGGCGCATGTATCTGCAGCCCCGCCGGAAAGGCACCGGCACACCGGGCGTCTGGGTCCAGCTCCTCCCGCAGGCCGTGGACGCGTTCAAGGCGTTTGCGTCGGTCGGATTGTGGGGCCGCGCCTGGTCGCGCTCGTCAGCGAAGAAGTCCTGGGCGGGCGCGCTCCGTCGCGTGATCGCCGAGCTCGAGCGTGAGGCCGTCGAGACGAACGATCGCACGATCGTCGATACGTTTCGTGATGCGATTCCGCCAAACTGCCGACCTTATGATCTCCGGCACAGCTTCGCGACGGAAGCATATCGACGCACGGGGGATCTCGGCGCTGTGGCGGAAATGCTGCAACACGCGGATCTCGCCACGACCCAGATTTATACCGGCGGCGCCATCTCCGAGCGCGTGGCGAGTGCGATTGCGAAGATGGCCCAGGCGAATCAGGGGCTGGCCGTGACGCCACCGGCAGCGCCGCCATTGAAGCGCGGTCGCGGGAAGCTACGGTTGATTGCGGAGTAACACTATTTCGACAAGTCGATCTCGTGATTCGCATAGAGCCAGAGGAGGTTGATGATCACCCAGCGCATATTGCGCCCCTCCTCGGCCGCCTTTTTTTTTGCCGCCTTCCAGAGAACCCCGTCGATATTCCGCACCATATAGTGTTGTTTTTTTCGGGTGGTCGTTACGCGCTGCCGTTTCCGTTTCGGGGCTTTGGCCATCGCCCCTCCTTCCCATAGACGTGATCACACGGAGTGTCACGCAGAGTGTCACGCAGACACACTGCATCATACAGAAATAGGCCTATTTTGACCTATTTTAAATTAACCGGTGTGTCTGCGCCGAGGGGAGTGAATGGCTGTAAGTGATTGATTCTAATGGTGCGCCCGGCAGGTCTCGAACCTGCGACCCCCGGTTTAGGAAGCCGGGAGCGTCAACCAGAAGTCTTACTTGATACAGGCTTTAGCCGTTTTGTCACGCAGTCGTGTCACGCAGAACGCCCTATATTGGCCTAAAATTGGGTATGCGCGAGGCACTTCTGCTCGAGCTGATCCTGGCGGCCATCGACGAAGGCGTGGTGGAAGACGAGCGTGATCTGGTGCGCCTCTACACGTGGCTGGTTGCTGCAACGCAACGACAGCGGGCCGCACGTCGGCGACAATCGACCAGTGACACGCCCCACGCGCTATCTCGTGATTCGCTGTGAAGAGATCCGCCCGGGCAAATATTCCGAACGTGTTATGGCGGATTGGTCAACAGCAGAAGCCGCCGAACAGTGCGCCCGGGCACGTCCCGACTACGGCCACGCGGGCATCACCTATCGCGTCGAAGCGTGGCACCCCCGACCGGTGAAGTAGTTACGGCAACGTCACGCCGATCAGCCGCAGCAACAAGATCACGATCACCAGCACCCCGACGACGCGCACGACGACCTTGATCGGCGCCGGCAGTGGGATCATGCTCTCGACCAGATAGATGATCACGCCGACGATGACGACGGCGAAGAGGATCGAGATCATGTCGCCTCCCTAGAGTTCGGTTGACGGCCCGAAGCGTTCCGCGAATTCCTCCGCCGAGATGACTTCCCGCACGGCGCCGGTATAGCGGTTGCTGATCACCCAGTTCGTCTCGACGACGTAATAGAACACCCCGCCCACGAGCACATACGGGTTCATGGGTTCGCCCGTGGGGGCCGTCGTCAACACCCCGATCGGGATCGGCGCGTTCGCCACATATTGCTCCGCGTAAATCTTCAGCGGCCGTTCGGTGTGCGGTTGCTGATTACCTTGCGGCGGATACGGTTGGGCCATGTTAGGTCACCTCGCACATGACCGTGGTGATCATCCCGGGCACGTCGGAGAGGGCAAAATTGCCGCCCGCGCTTTTCGAGATCGTCAACGTCGTTCCGCTGAACTCGCCCATGAGGCCGGCCGCTGCCGCAACGCCCGCGACGCCCGCCGCCGTGTCGATCATTTGGCGCTGCGTCCCATACGCCGTGCGGGCGGCCGGGATCGTCATCTTCAGTTGTGCCGAGGGCGATCCGCTGAGCACATTGCTCCCCGAAAACCACGAGAGATAGAACGACCAGTAGAGGATGTGCCCGACCAGCGCATACCGATTGACTAAGACCGCGGGCGCGCCAACGGTCCAGACCATCGGCGCCAGCCCCGCAAAGTTCGCCGCACTGAAGGGCACGTCCGCCCAGATCCCGAAGGCGGCGTCCACCGGATCAAGAATCACGGTTTTGATCGCGGCTTTATTCCAGACGGTGCCGACGAGGTTCGATCCGTCGTCGTCGACCAGGGCATTCCACGGGCCACGATCAATCGCCATCAGGCATCCGCCTTTCGGATCAGCATCTGCAAAATACTCTCGAACGACTGCCGCGCCGTGCTCGCCGTCACGGTGAACTTCGGCATGAGCCCGGTAATCCCGAGTTCACTAATCGTGACTTCTTGGATCGTCAGCGACTCATTGATCGCGGGGGTCGTCAGCGCGATCGCCACGGTCTTCCCGCTTTTCGTTTTCAGATCGCGCGATGCATAGGTGACCGTGACGAGCGGCCGGCTATACAGCTTCAACTGGGCGTCGCACACCTGGCGCAAGCTGGCTTCCGCGCGCCGTTCGTCGCTCCAAATGTGTTCATACACGCCGTCGCCGTGCCCATCGAGCGCGGCCATGTAGGCTTGCGCGGCGAGGTCGTCGCGTTGCACCCAGACATGGATCGGCGCGTTCCGGATGATCGCCTCGAGAATCCCGGTCACGCCGACCAGCGCCGGCGCCGCCGTCACCGTCGAGTTGTAGGAAATACTGGCGACGATCGCGCCCGGCCCCGTCGCGGGAATCCCCGTCAGCGCCGACGCGCTTTTCCCCGTGTAGCGGATCACCTGATCGCCATTGCCGATGATCGCCCAGCCGCCGCCCGCGGCGAACGGCGCCGGGTTCGCGAGGATCAGACTCGTCGATCCCGCCGGCACTTGCCCGCTGGGTTGCACGAGCCCCGACGTATCCGTGACGGGCGCGGCTTGCCCGAGATTCGCATCAGGAAAGGGATCGGTCCAGATCGTCGTGGTGTTATTGCCAAAACCCGTCGCGAGCTTGAGGGCGGATCCCCCGGCGGCGGTGCGATACACATAGCGATCGATCACCGTCGATCCGCCGATCGGGATCGTGACGGTCACGCGATTCGCCGCCGCGGTATTCGTCGCAGGCCCCGTCCCCCCGAGCGCAGCATTCGCTTTCGTGTCCGTGTAGGTCGTCGCGGTGTTATTCGCGATCGTGTCGACGAGCCGCCACCCGAGATCACTACGCCAGCGGTAGAGTTTGCGCGCCGTGACGTTCGCGGGGCCCGTGCTGATCCCCGTGAGTGCCACCGTGCGTGCATTGGTCACCGTGGCTGTATTCGTGGCCGGCGGCGTGCCGACCGTCGTCCAGCCCGTCATGTCGTCATCGATCGTGGTCGCATTCGTGATGACGCGATAGCCCCGCCACACGCCATTCACTTCGCTATAAATCCGTTTGCCCGTGATCGACGGATCCGCCGACACGGGAATCGCCGTCACATCGATCGCGCACGCGAGCGTCGGGAATAACACGGCATCGGCGGGCACAATCGTGACGCTATTGGATGTCGCCCCCGCCGTCGTCGTGCCGTTCGCATTCACGTAGACGATCGCGACGCGCACGTGATCCCCAATCGCCCACTGCGTCGAGTAATGCACCGTGTTCGGACTCGCCGCCACGGTCGGCGCGGTCGCGGGCGGCGCCATCACGCCGCTCAGGCCCGGCGTCGTCACCGGCGGCCCAGCCGTGGCGATGTTCGTCTCGCCAGCCCCCGTGACGAACGTGTGCGCATACTGATACGTGCCGTTGTCAATCGCCCCGCCGCCCGTGGGTAGACTGGGAATGGGCCCTGTCGTCGCCGGCGCGATCGGCCCCACCGTGATCGACGCGATCGGCCCAGGCAACGATTGGCCCGCGGCGGTGACAAACGTCACGGCATACCCGTGGACGCCCGACTCGATCCCCGTGCCATCGGCCAGCGTCAGCCCCGGCGCCGCACTCGGTGCCGCCCCCGGGCCCACGAGGCCGCCGCCGCCGCCGAGCTGCACGCCCGTATACGTCAGCACGCGCGACGCCGCCCCGTCAGGCGTGAGGCCCGCAATGGCCTGCCCGCCGGCCGGGTTGAACATTTCGCCGTTTTCGACCGGGACGAGATCCGTCGCCGCCGCGATCGACGCCACGATCCGCGAGCTCGCGCCCTTCCCATACACGCGCGTCCGCACCTGTGACTTGTCGATCGCCCAGGTGATCGCAGGATCGTGGAGGAACCGCCCCGGCGTGTCGTCAATCGGATCGGGCGGCGTGCCCGGCGGCGTGAGGAACAGATACAGCGTCTTGTTCTCGAAATACCAGTAGCCGCCGATCAGCTTCGCAAGCGCCGTCAGGCAGCCCTTCATGCCGCCTTCCGAGCCATCGAAATTGATCGTGACGGCGGGCAGATTCGCTTCCACGCCGGCACTGGAGAATCCCGGGGCATACGTCGCGATTAAGTCTTGCGCGATCGTCGTCGCCGAGATGTTCACATACGGCCGCAACGGGCGGCGCCGATTCGCCCGCGCCGTATCGTCGATCGCCGTCACCGGATGGAGCACCGTGGTCGGCCGCCCTTTGTAGGTGCGCTCGACCGTCTG